AGTTTCGGGGGGGCGGCCTACAGTTATTTTGACGGCACGCTGATTGATCACCTCAAGCAGACAACGTCCAGGGATCCTTACCAGCGTGGCGTCCTGGGTTATGACGCCGAGACGTTCCGGGCAGGTTGGTCCCAGAAAGACAACGGCCCGTTCCGTCTGTGGATAAACCCGGACGCTCACGGCCAGATCCCGGAGGGCGGTATCTATTCCATCGGCATAGATATCTCTGCCGGCACCGGCGGCAGCTACAGCTCCAACTCGGCCATGGTCATCTTTGACGTGACGACGGGTGAGCAGGTCGGTGAGTGGATTGCCAACACGCTGCGACCCGACCAGTTGGCTGGCCTGGCCGTGGCCACCGGCAAGTGGTTTAACAATGCCTACCTCGTCCCCGAGGTCAACGGCCCGCTGGGTGCGACCTTTATGAAGGAGATAATTCGCATCGGGTACACCAACCTGTTTTATCGGAACGTGGAGCTGGTCGGGTTCCGAAAGAAGACCCAGAAGCCCGGATACCTTAACAGCGACAAGGGCGAGGCCATCCTGGGCGAGTTACAGCGTGCCATGGAAACCGGTGAGTGCGTGATCCGCTCGACCATCATCCTCGAGGAATGTGGCCAGTACGTTTACCGGAACGGCAGCCTGATCCATGCCGGGTCAGCCAACACGGCCGACGAGTCTGCCAAAGGCCGCAGTCATGGCGACGTGGCCATTGCCGGGGCGTGCGGATGGCACGGTTTGCAGGACCGACCACAGCGTGACGTGGAAGAGCAGCGTGATGAGGTCCCGGAGGGATCCATGGCCTTCCGACGCCGCCTTGGCCGCGACTCGCTGGTCGACGCTGACGGATGGTAACCCCTGTTGACGTTGTCTAAATGATGGCAGTAAGATGCCGTCATTGTGACGACTCCAGGGGACTGAGCCATGCCGATGGGTGGGCGGTTTGCGTATACCAAAAAGGGCAAGGCTGCGGCGCGTAAGGCCCGCAAGAAGTCCAGCAAGAAGACCGGACGAAAGTCTCGGAAGAAGTGTAAATGAATCCGAATAAAGACCGCGACAGAAAACGGCTGTACTCGGCCATTGAGTGGTCTCGACGCAAGCTGCGTCCATTTCGCGAGCATCGTCTTACTGCCATCAAGGAGTACGTCGGCACCAGGTATTCCGACGACGGCGCGAGCAAGCGGGTCTATCTAAACTTGATTGAGCAGGCGGTCAACACCTACTGCCGCCAGCTTGCGGCCAATAACCCCAAGGTCCTGGTCACGACCCGCAAGAACGAGTTGCGGCCGCGAGCTTACGAGTTGCAACTGGTCTGCAACCACCTCCTTGGTGAGATTGATTTCGTCCAGACCCTTCGCCAGGCCGTGGTCGAGGCCATGTTTTCGGTCGGCATCATTAAGGTCGGATCGGCCGTCGGTGAGCAGGTCGAGGTGGACGGATTCCTGCACGACGTGGGTCAGCCGTTTGCCGACAACGTGACGCTCGACGACTGGTGCCAGGACATGAGTGTCACTCGCTGGGACCAGATTTCCTTTGCGGGAAACCAGTTCCGCGTCCCGCTCGAGGAGGCCCAGGAAAACAAGTCGTGGGACTCCAAGGTCCGCAAGGAGCTGAAGGCTTCGAGCCACGGTCACACCAACGAGGGCGGTGACCAGACGGCCGACTCCATCAGCCAGGGCGGCGACAACGCGGTCGACGAGTACGATGACTTCGTTGACCTCTGGGAGATCTGGCTCCCTCGAGAGAACAAGTTGATGGTTGTCCCGTCTTCCGGGATGACCGGCACGGTGGCCGGCAAGCCACTGAGCGTCGCCGAGTGGGACGGCCCGGAAGGCGGACCATACCACCGCCTCTCCTTCTCCGAGGTGCCCGGCAACGTGATGGGTCTGCCGGCGGTGGCATTGTGGATGGACCTGCACGAACTGGTCAACAGCCTGTACCGCAAGCTGTCCCGCCAGGCCCAACGCCAGAAGGACGTGTTCACCTACCCCGGTGGTTCCGAGGAAGACGCCCGTCGTGTGGCCGAGTCCAGCGACGGCGAGACCATCCGCACGGACAACCCGGCCGCAATCACGGTCCACAAGTATTCCACTCTGGACCAGAGCAACCTCGCGTTCGCCATCCAGTCGAAAAGTTTCTTCTCGGAGATGGCGGGCAACCTCGACACCCTGGCCGGACTGAGATCCGAGGCCCCCACGCTCGGCCAGGAGCGTCTGTTGAGCGAGAGCAGCCACCAGCGTGTTGCCGACATGCAGGAGCGAACGGTGTACTTCGCCAGGGGAGTGATCCGTGACCTGTCTGCCATCCTCTGGTACTCGCCCATGGTCGACATGCCCATCTCGAAGGAGATCAACGGCGAGCAGATCGGTGATGAGATCCGCTGGCCGTATCCCGAGCAGGACTACCTGCCCGAGGATCTCCGCGAGGGTGATTTCTTTGACTACAACCTCGACGTTGAGCCGTACTCGCTCCAGCACCACCCGCCGGCCGCGAGGATTGCAGCCATTGACCAGATCATGATGCAGGTGCTGTTGCCCGGTATGCAGTTGTTGCAAGAGCAGGGAAAGAGCATAGACTTCGGCGCATATATGCGAATCAAGTCACGCTATATGAACCTGCCTGAACTTGAAGAGATCGTGGTTGATGCGTCCGGCGAAGCGTCGGGCGAGCCAGTCCACCAGGAGCGGGGCGGAAACTCCCCGGTCAGGCAGGCCCCGGTGACCCGACGTGAGAATGTTCGCATCAACCAGCCTGGTGCCAGCAAGAGCGGGGCCGAGCAGGTCCTGATGAACACCCTGATGGGTGGCCAGTCGCAGCCCGATGAACGTGCCGGTGCGGCGAGGGGAATGCTCTGATGCCGACTTACGGATACATCACAGAAGACGGCGAGGTGCTGGACCTCATGATGTCCGTCACCGAGATGCAACGTCGCCAGAACAAGGACGGCTGGATCGTACTGGACGACGGTCGCAAGGCTCGCCGCAGCTATAAGGGCATGCTGCCGGTGACGCCGTCCACATATCCCAAGAGGTCGGACGCCATGGGTGTCCACCCGTCCCAGGTCAGTGACGCCAGGGCTGCCGACGAGCGGCTGGGTGTTCCGATCCAGTATGACAAGAAAACCGGAGAGGCAGTTTACGAATCCAAGTCACAGCGAAAGAAGCACTGCGAGGCGCACGGCTTCTTTGACCGAAACGGCGGGCACTCGGACCCGCAAAGGAAGTAAAAAATGCCAGACGAAGAACAAGAAGTACAAGAGACTGAGACGGAAGAGACCACGCCCGAGTCCACCGAGGACGAGGTGAGCGAAGAGTTCTTCCCTGATGATGAGCCGGCCGAGGACGACGGCGAGGCGGAAGAGACATTTGACATCCAGGACCCCGGTTCAACGGACGAGGATCCTGAAGACGAAGACGAAGACGAAGACGACGAAGAGGAAGTTCCTGAAGAAGTGCCTGACGACGACGAGTCTGCTGGCGAGGTCGACCCAGAGTCGGCCGGGGAACAGGAGGGTGTTTCTCCTGAGCTGTCGGATCGGGCTGCCAATGTCGGAGTGACCGGAGAGGATCAGGAACTCTTTGCGTCACCCGAGGCACTCGAGGAGTATGTCTCACGTCGAGAGCAGCAGGTTGCTGCTGACGCGGCGGGGGTTCCGGCAGAGAAGGAGGATGGGCAGGCTTACACCGTGACGCTCGATCCCGAGCTTTACGATGAAGATATCATTAATGAGTTTTCCTCGCTGGCCAAACACTTGACCGGCGAGATGGCCCAGGTTCGCGCTACACATTCCCAGGTGATGTCTCATCTGGATGACGAGCAACAGCGAGCCTTTGTTGCCCGGATGGACGCGAGGTTTGCGTCCGCGCCGGATGAACTCCGTGAGGTCTTCGGAAGTGGATCGTTCGACGAACTTGATCCGAACGGTTCCGAGATGAAGGCCAGGGCAGATGTGGTTGACATCTTCAACACGCTGTCCGAAAAGTACCCCGAGGAAACCGAGGATACGGCATGGAACAGGTCTCTCAGTGCGTTACACGGTGAGGCCATGACAAAAACCGAGCGGTCGAAACTTCGCTCTGACATCCGCAACCAGCGGGCTGTAGCCAACCGCCCGACGCAACGGGATTCCACCGGCAACCAGACGCCGCAGGAATCTGCCGTCGCAGCGGTCGCGGAGAAAATGAGTGGATTTTGACACGCATATTAAGGAACAGGAGATCACGCTATGGCCCTAAGCCATGACCAGATCCTGGACCTCGTTAAGACCACCCAGAAGGAACTGGGGAAGATGCGGTGGACCGAGATTGCCACCGATCTTCAGGAATACGAAGTCCTGTCGAAGATGCTCAAGAGCAACAAGGTTTCTTTCGCCACGGGCGAGGGGATCCAGCGGAATGTCATGACGGACATTTCGGGAGCCGCTAAACACGTCGGTCTATATAATAGCGACGACGTCAATGTGGGCGACGTCATGCAAGTCATTGATGTGCCCTTCCGGCACTCGACGACTAACTACGCCTTCGACCGTCGTGAACGT